GGGCGATAATGGACTATTCAAAGGAATAAAAAAACTAACAGGAAGCCACTACTTAATTTATAATCTCCACACAAATCAGATCACAATTAAAAAATATTGGGAACCAAAATTTCAAGAGAACACAAACGGTATTGAAGATCTTGTTTTAGATGCAATTCAAAAAGTGAAAGTATCCGATGTTCCGATTCATATTTTTTTGTCAGGCGGTATTGATAGTACATTAGTTGCAAGTCAATTTCAGGGCGGTGAGGCAATTCACTTAGATGGACCTGAGCAATCTTACGCCAGACGCGCATCAATAAAATTCAATATCAATCTAAAAGTAATAAATCCTGAATTTGATACTGAGGATTGCTTGAAAGATTTTGCTTTTCAATCTGGGGAGCCTTCAATGGCTGCGTTAATACCTTATGTAACTTCGCGTGAGACCGCCAAATATGGTAAGGTTTCTATTTCCGCCAATGGTGCTGATGAATTATTCTTTGGTTACGATAGAACAACTGAAAGCAATTCAATAGCTCAAATGAAACATGTTTTCCGATTTGATTTTTTGAAGAATGCTGGATTCAAATGGGATTATGATATTAACAACATGCTAGCAAAAGGCCGTTGGTTTGAATTGAACACTTATGTACAATTCGATCTAAATAAAACACTCGATTTTGCTTCAATGTGTCACGGATTAGAGGTGCGGAGCCCGTTTTTAGACCATAGATTGGTAGAAATGGCGCTTTCTATACCTGAAAAACAGCACAGAAACCCCAAAAACAAGACCATTTTAAAGAACATGCTTCGAAAATTTCACTTCGATAATGCCTTTATTGAGCGTCCAAAACTCGGTTTTAGCCTCCATAATAAGCCTAAAAACATGCCTGAATTGATAAAAAAAGCATTGGATTTCGTTAAAAATGAAGGTTTTTTAGTGTGTGATGATAGAAAATTGAATGCCAGGGACAAAAGCTACTTAGGGATATCGGCATTAAGTTTTTATTATTGGCATGAAACTTGGAAACATAAAATTGCGTAGATTTGCAGCATGCATACCGATTCAATAAATCCGAACGGGAAGCCCGGGAATATCTGAAAGCAGAAATGTAAATAAGGGACTCGGGCTTTTTATTTTAATCCTCTTTTCTTCTTTTTTCGGAATGAATCATAGCTATTGAATGCAACAAATCCATGTTGCTGTTCAAATTTTTGAGTTGCACGCTCATAAGCTTCAGGGTTAGATCTTGCCTGCTTCATTTCTCTTATAAAATCTTCATCGAATGCCTGCAAAAGATTTTTTGCCATAGTTTTAACGTTGGTTTACGCAATTTAGCATGATTTGGCCGTAATGTCCAACGTCATAGGTTAGAATATTTCGTTATTCGCGTAATGGCTGGCAAAATTCAAATTGGTTCTTTCAATCTTGAATGGGGCGCAAAAAAAAGCGCGACCGATACCTACGATTTAAAGGGAACGATGGCGGCAATGAACGCTTTCGGATTTCACGATAATTTTTCAAATGAAATTGTAACAGAAAAGAGGGCTCACGGGCTTGCAACTGTTTTTACTTGCATAAATGTTCGGGCTAGAACAATTGCATCACTTCCCATTAATGTTTATCGTGAGGAAGGGGACCAAAAAAACGTTACGACTGATCATCCTGCTTACTATCCATTGGCTCATGAGCCTAACAACTACATGAGTTCAGCCAATATGTTTTTATCATCCATGATTCATTCTGATTCATGGGGTAATAGCATAATAGGCATTAATCGGGACCTTAAAGAAAGACCAACAAGTTTTGATCTTATTTGTCCCGGTGAATGGGACTGCACAAAATCTGGTGGTGAAGCATGGTATAAAATAAATGGTGAAATGTATCCTTCACGGGATGTTTTGCATTTTCGTTGGTTCTCTTATGATGGCCTTATAGGCATTTCGCCAATCCGATTAAATCAAATTCAGTTCGGAAAAGCATTCAGAGAAGAACGGTATTCTTCAATGACGTTAGGCCAAAAACCTCCCGGATTTTTAACATACGAAGGCGCACAAACACCAACACAACGGGCAGAGAATCAAAAGAGTTGGTCAGACGATACACAATCAGGGCGCACGCCGCTATTATCTGGTAAATGGGGATACACTCCATTGATTTTATCCGCTGATCAGGCTGCTTATATTGAGTCTTCTAACATGAGTGATCAGAAGATATGTGGCATATTCCAAATGCCTCCTGTTTTTGTTCAGAACTATGAACGTGCAACATGGGCAAATGCTGAGCAATCTGATTTAGTCTATGCAAAACATACAATAGCGCCTATTTGCAGAATAATTGAGCAAGAATGCAACATGAAGCTTTTCACAGAAAAGGAAAAGAAAAACACTTACTTAAAATTTAATATGGGTGGTCTTTTACGTGGTGATCTTCAGGCTCGGGCTGCATATTACACGGCCATGCGAAATATAGGTGGTCTTAATGGTAATGAAATGCGCTCTATGGAAGAAATGAATTCTTATCCAGGTGGAGACATTATGACAGTTCAAGGTGCGCTTATTCCTATTGATCAATTGAGAGAATTTTATAAAAATAAAGTTGCTCCTACTGATCCTGGCTTTAAAAAAGCTAAGAAGGATAAAAAGAAAAAAGTTAATGGTTTCAATCACGCTGAGCATATAAATTAAATGGAAACACCAGCAATAAAATATCATCAATCAGTATTCGAGGCTCAAATAGATAAGAGTACGGTTGAAAGTACACGTGAAATTACTTTCGTTATTGCTGCTGAGTCTACAGGCGCAGCGCATAGAAATAAATTCATTTATGACTGGTCAAAATGGAATCTTGACGCATTCAATTCCAATCCTATCGTTGGTTATCAACATAATGTTTATGGAGATAATATGTGTTCGGCTCCCAATCCTGATGATGTAATAGCGAAAGCAAATGCATGGATGGATACGTATAAAGGTAGTCGTGTATTGATGAGCAAGGCAACTTTTGAACCTGCTGACTTAAATCCAATGGCTGAAAAAGTTTTCCGAAAGATAATTTTTGGCTCTTTGAATTCATCAAGTACAGGAGTATTACCAAATGGGCCTTTAAAAAAAGAGTATGTTAAGAACGACAAAGGAGACGTTACCGATTACACAATAAATTTTCCAGGTCAGACTTTAGTAGAATGGAGTGTTGTGAATATTCCTGCTGATCCGGAGGCCTTAAAGCGATCATTAAAAAGTCACACATTCTCAGCTTTATCATTCATTCAGAGATACGTACCTGAATTGAGTATGAATGATTTGAAAGGAATGAAAGTTCAGGAAATTTTGGACATGGTAGAGAAAAGACAATCCGGTTTAGATCCTGAAATGATTGAACAAGCACTTAAGGGGCCCGACCCCGATTTAGTGAATATGAAAGAATACTTTAAACAAGTCAAAAAATGAAAAAACTGAAAGAATTAAAAGAATCGAGGGTCGAGGTTGAAAATAAAATCGAAGCCCTTGTTAGTGCTGCTGAAAAAGCAAATCTAACAAAAGAGCAAAAAGCAGAATGGGAGGCTTTGAAAATTGAGCTAAGCGAAATTGATTCAGATATTAAAGTAGCTGAAGAAATTGAAGAAAAGAGCAAGGAAATTGCTAAACGCAAACTTACCGCTGCTCCAAATATCCCAGGTGCACCGCAGGATAATGCAAGTGAACACAAAGAACTTGAAGCAACAGCCAAAAAGTTTAAGGTTTCACGCGCTTTTAATCTTGTAATGGAAAGCAAGGCACTTGATGGAGTGGAGGAAGAAGTACGACAAATTGCTATTGCTGAAGCTAAGGAAGCAGGCATTAAATTGAGTGGAACTATCTCAATTCCTCACAGCTTCATCAAGATTGGACAACGCAAAATGATGACCTCCGCACCTCTAAGCGTAGGTACAGAAGGTCCAGATGTTGTGTTTACTGAATATGGCGGAAAAGTTATTCCATTCTTGAATCCAATGCCTGTAGCTGATAAGTTAGGGGTAACATTCCTGCAAGGACTACAAGGCAACGTTCAGTGGCCACGTGAAACTGGCGACCTGGCTTTCAGCTTTGAAACTGAGACTTCGGACGTTGACGAAACAACTCCTACGTTTGATAACGTGAGCATTTCACCAAAACGTTTTGGTGGTTATGTTGATGTTACATTACAAATGTTGCAACAATCAGTATTTGTCGTTGAGCCATGGTTGAGAAAGAAGCTTGAATTGCGCTATGCAATTACAGTTGATCAGCAAATTTTCAACGGCTCAGGTGCTGGTAATCAAACTACTGGCTTGTTCAACATGGCTGGCGTGAATGTGCTTTCAACTGGCTCCGGATCCGCTAACAACATGACCTATGCCGCATTGCTATCCATGAAGCGCGATACAAAAATCGCAAATGCACGCATGGGGCAAGTTGGCTGGGTAACTAACGCTGAGGGTGAGTTCGCTCTATTCCAAACACCACTGCAAGCCGGTGGCGTTGAGGGTCATTTCATTTTAGAGCCTAATTACAATGGCCGTTTGTTTGCTGAACCATTTATGACCTCACAAATCATCCCTGCTAACTTCTCAGAGGGTGGCCAGACTGATCTTTGCGGTATTGCTTATTCAAGCAATTGGGGCGGACTAATTGCCGGTTTCTGGGGCGGTATGGACTTACTTGTAGATCCTTACACACAACGCTTGGGTGGTAAAATCAGATTCGTTGTAAATGCATTCATGGATGTGGATGTAGAACAGCCTCTTGAGTTTGCAATCTGCAAGGATTGGGATGCAACCGATCTACCAGCATTGACTTAAAATATTTTGGGCTGGCTTTCGGTCAGCCCAATTTTTCATAAACTTAAAATTATTATTATGCAGTACGTAGCAGTAAAAAATTTTCTTGTTCGCCAGGTTGACGGCAAGCACCCTAAAACACAAGCACGCATCAAAAAAGATATAGTAGCAAAAAAAGGTGAAAAGATTGAGCTCAGTGATGAGGAAGCAATCAAATTTTGGGGTGGCTTGGATATTCCTGAAAACGAAAAAAAGCGACTTCTGAGAATAGCGAAAGCGGACGGTTACAAGAGAGCAATCTAGTTTATCACGGAAAAGTAAGAGCATATTATTAAATGATCCTATATAGCAAAGTTACGGAAGTTCCTGAGTCCGAGCCGGTGACGGTAGCGGAGGCAAAAACTCATTTGGAGGTTACTGGAACCGCTAAGGATGCTTACATAGGTGCTCTTATAAAAGCCGCAAGGCGAATATGTGAAGCTGATGCCGGATTAAGTTTTGTAACTCAGACAAGAGTTATAAAGCTGGATAGATTTCCAAGCTGTTGGCCGTGGCCTTATCGTTATGGAGTGCATGCGATGACAAATCCATATAGCGAAATAATTTTGCCATACGGGCCTGTTTTGGAAATTACATCATTCACTTATGTCGATACTGAAGGCGCGGATCAAACATTAACGGTTGATACCGATTTTTATTTTGATGATCATAGTGCAGTAGCCAGGTTAAGGCCAGTAAGTTCATGGCCTTCGACTAATATAATGCCGAATGCGGTGACAATTGAATACACCGCTGGTATTGATTTAGATGCAGATACATCAGAAGAGTATTTACCAATTGTTAAGCAAGCTATTTTATTGCAAGTAGCATCGTTCTTTGAAAACAAACAGGATGAAGTGCCAGGATCTATGACTGAAATAAATTGGAATTCAAAAACATTGTTGGATAGTATCAGGGTGACTTGGAACGCTAACTATGACTAAGATTCTAATTTACTTGGCAATTTGGAAAAGGCCTGAAATTACTGAATTGTGTTTTATGGGTATTGATCGGATGAAAGAACATCCAGATTATACTTTTGAAACTCTGGCGGTGATCAGTGAAGAATCTATGATATCACTTTGTGAAAAGTATGATGTCAAATGGATAATGCACGAAAACTTACCGCTTGATAAAAAGAAGAATGTAGGACTTCAGAAAGCACGTGAATTTGAGTTTGATTTTTTGATGGAGATAGGCAGTGATGACTTAATCCTTAATGATCTACTAGATGTATACAAAAAGTTCCACGTGAAATATGATTTCTTCGGGATTGGTGATTGTGCTTTTGTTGATACTGAATCCGGATCATGCAGACGGTATACAAGTTCGTCAACGTATGGCGCAGGCAGAATGATTAGTAGAAAAGCTTTGGAGGCAATGGACTTTGTTTTATGGCCTGACAAGCTTAATAAGGGACTTGATAACCAAAGCGTTTTTAGTCTGTACAAGAAAGGATTTAAATACTGGCAAGTGCCGGATAGTAATATTCCACTTGTTATTGATGTTAAATCGGAAACTAACATTTGGAAATTTAATCATTTACTTGGAGAGCCTTTTGATTTGAATATTTTACTTGAAAAACTGAGTTTGAAAGAAATTGAACATTTGAAACAATGCTGGCAAGTAAATATAAAATCGGAGACTTTGACAGAACAGTAACTTTTCAGGAAAAAGTCATCGTTGAAAATGACTTTAACGAGGATGAGGTGCAAGGCTGGCAAAATATAGCAACGGATCCAACTGTACCAGCAAAGAAAGAAGAAAGTGGTATAGCCAGGCTTGGTGATGAGAGATATGAGGCTGATAAGCTAACCGAGATACGAACTACAATATTTACTGTCAGGTATCGATCTGATATTACTGAGTTAAACAGATTATATGACGATGATGGTCTTATTTATGACATTATCTCGATAAATGAAACTGTGAGGCGAAGATTTTTAGAGATTAAAGGTAGAACTAAACAGGAATATCAAACATGAGCGCAAGTTTGAAAGTAACAGGAATTAAAGAGTTGGATAATCTTCTGATTGGGTTACCGTCAGAGGTTACTTACCCTATTCTTACTGCTACTTCACGGACTGCAGCCAAACCTTTGGTTGATCTTGAGAAGGCACTAGCTCCGATAGGAGCAACGCACAACCTGGTTAACTCAATTGGTATCATAAAGGCTTCTGATGATGTTGGCGGGGTTGTGGTTGGGCCACGTAGACGAGGAGGTTACAAAGGTTTTGCTGCTCACCTTATTGAATTTGGAACTGCTGTTCGTGAATTATTAGGAAAGGGCCTTTATCGAAAAGGAACCAAGAGAGGAAAGTTAAAACCAGAACCATTTATTGAACCTGCTTTTCTTCAGACTAACGGAAAGATAATTGACAGCATGGTTTTGATTTTAAGCAAAAAAATTGTTGCGCGTATGAAGCGTGAATTGAAAGGAAGCTTTGTAAAATGATACAGGGCATAATTGAAATATTGACTGAGGATACTGGCGTGCAGGCTGTAGTCGGTCAGAACAAAAGTGCCAATAAATACAAAGTGTATCCGGTACGAGCTCCGCAAAAAGAAGAGCCACCTTATATAGTTGTATTTAAGTTACCTGGAGTCCCTACGCAAGATAAGCACAGTGTTAGCACATTGGATGAATGCAAATTCAGAGCAATAGGATATGTAAAGAATTATATTGAACGTGATGCAATGACTGAAGCTATACGCGGGGCACTTGATGGTAAAGAATCGGTGACAGATGCTGGAATAAACTTCAGTTCTATTTGGTATGAGACTGATTCTGATGGATTTGATGAACCAGCGCAATCATATGCGGCAATTGTTGATTTTGGATGTATGGTAATACGATGATACAATTTAAACGCAGGCATAAGCATAAAGAAAAAGTATTCGTGTACGGCACTAAGGCAACTTTAGTACCTGAATTAGAAGAGGAATTGATTAGTAAAAATATAGCTGTTAGAGTTGATCGAAACAGTCAGTTTGTAAAATTGAAAACAGATTTTTTTAAACCAAAAGAAGATGGCAAAGACAACATCACACATTAACGGTAATATCGTTGGGGTATATCAGGACGATGTACTCATCGGCTGCTCAACAGGGGCCACCTTCAACGGTACAAATGCAGAGATCGAAACAACGTGTAAGGACGATGACGGAGCGCGAACTACTATACCAGGGATTCAAGGGTGGACAATATCAATTAATGGGAACGTGAAATTTGATAGCGTTCAAGGCTTCGCTGAATTTGTTGCACTTTGGAAAACAAAAGGAACAGCAACTTTCAGATTTGGAACAAGCAACACTGACGATCCTTACTTGGAAGCTGAAGGTTTCATTAGTGCCTTTACATGGGAAGGCCCATTAAATGCTCCATCTACTTGGACTGGCACAGTAAGCCCACGCTCTGAGGCCAGATTATTTAATACATAATCTATGATCGAAAAAGATTTTAAAGGCAAAGTAATTGGCTTTTGCTTTACCATGTATGCCTTCTCTATAGTTGAAGAAATTTTGAATGCCTCTTTTGATGACATTCTAATGGATCTTCAGGATGATGGAGAATCGGGCAAAAAGAAAAAGCCAAAAATTAAAATAATCTCTGCAATTATGTATGCAGGCGCGGCCAATTATTGTGAATTGAAAAACATTCCGATAGAATTCAAAATAAATGAGGTCGGGTTCTGGCTTGATGAATGGGGAATTGAAGAATCAATGAAGCTCATCACGGAAGCCTTGAAGGTGATGAAAATAAAAAATATAGGCCCCCCTCAACCGGAGGGGGTTCAGAAGGATGGGGAGTAGCTGAGTATTGTGCTTTTGCTGTAATTGAATTTCCGTGTTCTTATCAGGAATTCTATCGGATGACATTACAAGAGTTTCACTTGTATACTTTACGGGTATTTGAGCGGAATAAAAAGCGCAAAGAAGATCAGGAGTTGACCATAGAAATGACACGGTCATTCATGGCTCTATTCGCTAATGCTAATGGTGCCAAAGATGTTACACCAGATCAATTTTTTAAACTTAGCTATGACACAAAAGTAGAAGGCAGTGATTTGCCACGAGAAAAACAGATCATTTCATTAGAGGAAATGGCATATAGGTTTACCCCGAAAAACAAACGAAATGGCAAGAAATGATGTACTGGCAAGGCTCGCTGTTTTAATTACCGCAAATAATGCGGAATTCGGGGCCGTCATGTCTCAGTCTTCCAGCCAAGCAAAAGCCTTTCAAAACGCAATTAACGGCCTTAACGGAACACTTAAAACTATTGGTATTGGCTTTGGGATAAAGCAAGTAATTGATGGTATAAAAGATGCCATTGGAACGGCTGCGCAATTCGAACATACGATGTCAACGGTAAAGGCCATTACCGGTGAAGCCGGAGAAGGCTTCAAAGAGCTTGAAGAGAATGCAAAATCATTAGGCAGGTCAACTCAATTCACTGCTGATCAGGTAGGGCAATTACAAGTTGCTTATGGTCGATTAGGATTTACAAAAAATGAAATATTAGCCGCCACCTCAGCGACACTCGATTTAGCCGCAGCAACCGGTGAGGATCTTGCGAAGTCTGCGGATGTTGCCGGATCTATTATACGTGGATTTAATTTAAATGCCAATCAGACACAACGCATTGTTGATGTCATGGCATCTTCTTTCAACAGAACGGCTTTAGGGCTTGAAAATTTCTCAGAGGCTATAAAATACGTTGCCCCAATTGCTGCTAATGCTGGTATTTCTATTGAAGAAACAACCGCTTTATTAGGCACATTGGCTGACGCCCGTATACGTGGTAGCCAGGCCGGAACATCACTACGTAAAATCATAACTGATTTAGGGACTGGCACAGGAACATTATCAGAAAAGTTAAAAGCGCTTGCCGATAAAGGTCTAACTGGCGCGGAGGCCATGAGTGAGGTAGGTAGAACCGCCTATGCATCATTATTGGTTCTCGCTGAGAATACAAAAAAGACTGAAGAAGCCGCAAAAGCTTATGGCGATGTGGCTGGAGCATCGAAGGCGGCAGCTCTCGTTTTGAATGATGATCTTATAGGAGCAACTACAAAAATGACATCTGCCTATGATGGATTAATCATTGCAATAGCGAAAACAAAATTTATCAAAGGCGAAGTAGAAGATTTAACGTATATTTTAAATAGCCTTTCAGGCACTGGGGACTCAATTGATACTGTTGTTGACCACCTTGCAAAATATATTGACACTCCAAAAATAGTTGATAATTTAACTGAAAAACTTAAAATTTTAAGACAAGAGTTAGGTAAAAATATCGAAGCTCCACAAGTAAATTTTTTAATTGATAAGTATAAATTAACTTCTGAAGAGGCTGATAAATTCAGAACAATAATAGGTGAGGTAAACAAATCGCTTAGTTTCAATGAGAGGGCATTAGCACAATTCAGTTCTTTCGTTGATAGAAATACCAGTTACGATTATAAAAATCTAAAAAAGGCTGCCCAAGATTATATTGATTCTCTTAATAAACAATTAGAGAAAGAAAAAGAGGCTAAAGATTTAAGAGATCAGCAAATAAAAACTACTGGCAGTAGTATTTTTAGTGATAATTCAAAAAATATAAGTGACCTTCAGAGAATAATTGAGCTCATCAAACAAACATATCTTGAAGTACGAAAAGGAGAAAAAGAGGTAAAAATTATTCCAAAAGGATTAATTGAACAGGCTGAAGAAGATTTAAAAAAATTCAAAAAGGCACAGACTGAGGCATTTACTATCGATGCAATCAGATATTTTGAAAATTTAATTCAAGAAACTGAAGCAAGATTAAAAAGTCTTAAAGAATCATTACCGTTCAATGAAAGAAGAACAGAGGCATTACCGACAAATATTTCTGCTGAAGTTCCTAAGTTATCTGGGCAACAATTTTTAATTGATATTGGTGTCTCCAAAGATGCAATACATTCAATCAATGAAACTGCTGATGCGCTTGATAATGTAAAAATAAAAGCCGTTGAAGTTGAAGAAAAATTTATAAATATTGGGCATGCTATTTCAAATGGAATTGCGAATGCTGTTTCTGATATGGCATATACTTTAGGTGAAGCTTTATCTGGCAACGGGGGTGTTGAAAATTTTGGAAAGGCAATACTAAAAGCTGTTATTGGATTTGCAAAACAACTTGGTGAAATATTGGTTGCTGCGGGTTTTGCAGCATTGGCCGCAAAACAATTAATCAAGAATCCCTATACTGCAATCGCTGGAGGTATTGCATTACTTGCTGTTGCCGGTGCTGCCTCGGCTGCTTTAAATGCTTCACAATCAAGTTACAACGGTGGTAACTCTGGATTTCAAACAGGGTCTACACAAAAATTTCAAACATCAACACAAACAATGCAATTAGAATTAACTGGAAAATTTAATATCTCAGGTAATGATTTAGCATTAACTTTGAGTAATCAAAATATCAGAGATCAACGTATAAAACCAGGATG